CTTCATACCGTGATTGTAATCTCTATCACTCTGCTTTGTCCAAGCAACATGAAAACCTAGTATCCCATAATTAAACTTGTAGTCACCACCTAGGAAAGCAACTGCACAGGCACTCATGCAAGTGTCTCCCTTTCGTACAACAGTAGACATCTTATTCTTGTTGATAGTGTAACCTAAGTTATAACCCTCAATGGCTGAACCGCCTCCAGAGTTAAGACGTACTGACTTGATTCCTGTCCTGTCTATAACTCTCTGTAAGTTTTGATAGTCCCCATCCATCAGTCTACCGCTTATAGTAATCTGAGTTGAGTTATACGTTATGTTAGCAGAGTGAGCTACCATTGGTACACTTATAACTATTCCTAGTCCAATTAGTATTGCTGATACAACATATTTCATAGCTTGTCTTTTCCTTTCAAGTGATTGATTCTCATCTCTGAGTAACGCATAACCTTTTCTAGATCAATGATCTCTGACTCGATCATGTCCTTACCTTCGTAAGACTTGAACCCTGCTCGAACGACATACTTAATTATGTTGCCTCTCCAGAACTCAAACTTGTTACGCATTATAAACTCAATGGGCTCTATTACCCAACGTGAGTAGTGCTGTGGTTCTCTCACTATTTCTGCATTCTTCTTCTTAGCCATCTTCTTCTCTCCGCATAATTTACATTTAAAACCTTTAAGTGTGCTGTCTCCACACCATGAACAGTTAGGCATTAGATACCCTCTTTATAAAACACTCTCACCCAACTAGCACAGATATCTGATCTTACGATATCATCTAATGTGAACTCAACGATTGGTACTGGTAAGCTATGTTTCTTAGCTAGGTGAGTTATCTTAGTTAATCCATCGCCATCTTTTAGATCAGTTTGTTGGACATCTCCATTGAGTACGATAGTAGAACCTTCGCCTACCCTAGTCAGTAACATCTTGAGTTCGTGTGTAGTTATATTCTGAGCCTCATCACAGATGATGAAAGCGTTGTCGAATGAACGTCCTCTCATCATTGCTAGAGGAGCCATGTCTATGTTGCCGTTCTTGATACCTGTCTCAACAGCACCTCGTCCTAGGTGTTTGATTAGTACATCAATAACTGGTAAGCCCCAAGGAGCTACCTTCTCGCCTAAGTCTCCTGGAAGGATACCTATCTCTCTGCCAACAGATACCATAGGACGTGTAATAACAATCTTGTCTATGTCCTTAGTTGTATACAAGTCAGCCGCTACTGTAGTAGTAACGTATGTCTTACCTGTACCTGCAGGGCCATATACTATAACTTGACATGATGATTTGATAGCATCAATCAATAGCTTCTGGTTATCATTCTTAGGTAGTATACCAGATGTACGTTTATTAGACGCACCTTTGTACTTAGTCTCTCTTTTAGTATTCTTAGTCTTTGGGCGTTGTTGTGTCATGATCTCTCCTATCTAATAAAAAGGGAGGAACTGTTAAGAACCTCCCTAATTGTATCATGTTTATGTTGTAGTTGTCAAGGTTATTCGCAAGTACGAAGACCTGTTGCAGGGTCAAAGTAGCAAGCTCCGCCTTCATCAATGAAGTTATCTTCTTCTACTTCTGGCTCGACTACTGCATCCTCTGACGTTGCCGCATTGAGTATGCCAAATCTCTTACCTGAAGCCCTGAAGGTAGTACAACCTGATGAACCTCCATCGTAAGCCGCCATGTATACATCCTTGAACTGCTCCCATGTTACATCGTCTCCAACATTACATGTCTTAGAGCAAGCACTGTCTACATACTTAGATGCTAAGTTAAGAACCTTGACGTGATCGAATACTGATAGTGCATCAGCAGTCTCTCCCTTGATACCGAATACTCGGTAGCCGTAGTCTTCTACTCGTTCTACAATCGGGCCATCGAATGTTTGGATAGTTCTATCGTAGAAGTGTGAGAACACTGGTTCAATACCAGAGCTTACATTATCAGCACTGAGACTGATAGTGCCAGTAGGAGCCACAGAAAGTAAGTGGCTGTTACGGATACCGTGTTTAGCGATATCTGAACGGATGTCGTCAGGTAATGTCTTAGCAAAGTCACTGTTTAAATATTCCTCTTCGAATAATGGAAATGCACCTTTCTCTATAGCAAGGCTTATTGATGTCTTGTAACATGTGTCTCTGATGATACCCATGATTTCTTCTAGATCATTTAAGAATCCTTCTGAACCGTAAGGATTGCCAAGTGCTTCAAGAGCATTAGCTACACCAGTT